CTTAGCCACAACAGTCTCCCATTCATTACTGCACGGTCATAGTCGCCTTCATAAGCCTCAAGACAGCGTTTCCACATTTCTTCTTCTGTGGTAGCGCCCTCAAGGATTTTCTCAGACTTAACCTTACCAACTCGCCAAACACCAACAATGTTATCAGCCGTGTCTCCCATCAGCAGTTGTTGATAGAAGAACAACAAACCTTCCCACTGTTCAATATCTGACCACTCTCGTTTTGTTGGGTTGTACAGCTTACAAGGGACTTGTCGGAAGTCTTTGTCGATAGACACAATCACTGCATTAGGATACAACTTCGTAGCCTGTATAGCGATTATATCGTCAGCCTCTTCACCGTCTGAAAGTTCAGAGATATAGTTGTTGAGGATATACTCTCTGGCAAGGCTCAACAGTGTAGGTTTCTCAGCTTTCCTATTACCCTTGTAACTCTTAGAGATTTCCTTGCGGAAGTTGTTTGGGCCTGTCAAGAAGGCTTTGTACGTTAGGTCATCCCCAAACCTCTCTTTGACTGCTTCGACACTATCCTTGAACAGTTCATCAATCTTTTCAAGAACCCCGCCAATAGTGTCGTTGTCTTTAGATAAAGCAGCCCTGTAAGCAAAAGGGTCAGCATCAATCAGGATATGTTTTGTCATCCTTTACCTGTCAGGTTGAAGACTGTGGGGAATGCTGGGACCAGCACATCTTTGATCTTACGGGCCATCACAACATGTTCCCACTGGGTCACACCGGGATCATCACGAACATCAAGGTAGTGCAACCAACTACGCAGTGTGCCATTGACATACAAGCGGCTCATGGTAAGACCTTCGGGAAGGATAACCCTAGCACACTCTTTTGCCACACCACGCTGAAGCATAAACTTATAGTCATTACCAGAAAGATAAGCAACAGTTTCGGCTATTTCTTTGAACTGTTCTTTACTTTCATGGCTAAGATCATCAACACTGTTCTGACGGTTCTTAGTGTCTTGGCTACGGAACTCACGCTCAGTAAACTCAATCTCATCAGAGTAGCGTTGACTAAACTCTTGGAAGCTGAACGAGCGATGACGCAACAACTGTCGGGTAATATCCCTTGGAGCCTCTACCTCGACCACAGCATTGACCATTTCAAAGACTGACCAATGCTTGTTCTTGACACAGTAGTTCAAGAGTTTCTCTGCTGTGTCGAAGTTGTCTTGGTTAGAGGGGTTAGACACCCTAGCGCAGTATGCTAGGATGCCTTCCGAATTAGGGATACGAGCCTCGATTGTTGGTTGAGTAAGTCCAATCAGTCGGGCATTGATCTTTGTCAAAGTGTTGTACCCACTTCTTTGCCGTTGTCATAGACAGCTACCATCTGGTTCACATACTTGTATCCAGAGCCTTGCATAAAGGACAGGAACAGTTCTAGTACCTCTGGCACCGTCTCCGCTCGACCTTCGACATTAACAGCGCGGTGGTCGCCACCTTCGTCAAAGTCATACATTCCAAACGTGAACCGCATTATGCTGCTTCCTCTTGATTAGGACGGGTATAGGGCAGGAACTCAACGATCTTGACCTTGGTGAGAGAGGTGCGGCTGATAGGCTTACCATCCTGACCTTTGAAAGTCGTAATGAGGTTGGTAATCTCTGCTACCGTACCATTGCCAATCAGACCGTCAACTTCAACGTCCCAAGGCTTACCTTCGTTGTTGACCACTTTCGGGGGACCACCAGCTTTCAGGATGGGCGTACCATCGCTTTTCTGGACAAGGTGCTTACGCTCAAACTTCACAGCAATCTTGCCATCACCTTCCAGAAGACGTTTTTGGATAGGCTTCTTCTGCGAACCTGCTTTCTTGAGTTTGTCAAACTCTGACTTGTCGAGAACTTGAGTGACAGTGTATGCCCCATCACAAGGTTCATAGACACCTTCATATCCAACCATTTCACGGTTGTTCTCGAACACCTTAGCCCACTCAATCGGGCCAGTCGTAGTCACTTCTTTATAGCTAGTAGCCATCATTTCCTCATTTTGTCAGGACAACCGATTCGGTCGGTCTTTGCATATAGTTGTACAGTTGGTTCTTGTCAACTGTCTAACCACATTATTTAGTGCGTTTCGGCATAATTTTTTCCGATCTGCACATCTACGTCTAGCAGGACATTCAGCTTAAGTTTGTCGTTGGTCTTCTTGATAGACCCTTTAAGAATGTCTGCGATATACTCAGTCACTTGTTGCTTCACATAGAAGCCAACCTCGTCGTGAAACTGCATGGCAATCTTAATGCCAGCCTTGCGACAGAACAACAACCAAGTATCAAAGCAGTAGACACCTGTAGACTGGTTAGCAGTAGAGAAACGATCCTTCTCAGACCGTAGGTTATGCCAGAACTTAGAGACAGGGTTCTGTAGCCACATAGAGTTGCCCACAAGTTTTACCTTGAAACTCTCTGTTGCTTTAACCACAGAATGGTTCCGCTCCCAGTAAGCCTTGATGATTGCTGTAGCCTCTTTAGGGGTCACACCAATCTCTCTGGCAAGTTTAGCTGCACCCACACCGTAGACGCAACTGTAGTTCGCAGCCTTGTATTTGCTACGAATAGGTTTCAGGTTAATCTCCCCTCTTGCATGTTTCTCCGCATCTTCTGCGGTGATAGCACCTGCAAACTCCGCAAGATTAAGGTGGGGATCAAATCCCGGTAGGCTCATCTCTGCCACATAGGCAGGATCGTAGGGCTTCATGTAGTGGCGCTTTGTGGTATCCTCTAGGGAAACCATGTCAGACCCTACCAGATCAAAGCCATCAGGGGCAATTAGGCACCCCCTGATCTCTGCACCCCAAGGCTTGTCCACCTTCGGGATATTAGCTAGAGGCTTGGCATGTTTGAACCTGAACGTGTTGGTCAGTCCTGCCACAGAAGCAACAAGCCAGCCATCTTTGTGGTTCTCTAGCATAGCCTTGAAGAAACCCTTGCGGTGACGGATAACAGTCAGACCTTCCAGAATTTCCACGCCGGGGGCCTTGTCCTTGAGGCTAGTGACACTGGCACACAGTTGACCACCTTCTGCATGGGTGGCTGGATAACGTACTTGGGCAATGCGCTTCTCCTGACCTGTCTGCTTGTTCTTGTCGTATTTCCACGTCTGGGGTTCCCAGCCAAGTTTGTAGAGCCAGTCCTTGACCTGAGCATCGCTGTTAGGGTTAGCGTCTTCCCAGTCAACGATCATTTCCACTTCGGAGGCTTCACTATCCGAAGGCATCTCCATCTGAAAGAGAATGTTGAGCCACTTCTTCCAAGCCTCAGTCATAGACCCATCCTTCTTGAACTTCTGTGCAGGCTTCTTGAAGGTCTTGTAGACGGGTTGCTTAGGCATAGCCTTGACCAGTTCCTCGAACTTCTCCTGTTGCAGACGTTCCAGTTCGTCGAAGTTCTTCTGTGCGCGTTCTACATCAAGGCGTACACCAACCTCTTCTGCTTCCCTTGCACAGTCCATCTTGAACCCAAGATAGTCCACAATACGAACAGCCTCATCCCAGTTGCCATACAGCTTGAGGAGTTTACGCTCTAGGTCTTTCCAGAGACGCCAGTTGATCTTAACGTCTTCCACACAGCGATGGGCATACTCTTCGTAGGACAGGCTTGACCAATCCTCGACCTTTGGCTTAGGCACGCCGTATTCAATGCCATAGCCCTCTAGACCGTGTGCAGCACGTTCAAAGTTGAGGTACCAAGACAAGGCCAGACTGTCGATGAACTTTTTGTGGTTCAGGTTCAGTCCAAGGATTTTGTTGAAGGTAGGAAGATCGTGCCGGATAGAGTTGTGAGCAACAATGCGGGTATCTTCTTCCAACAACAGAGACTTCATAACTTCGTAGTCATTGGTGTGGTGGTAGGTTTCCCCATCCTCAGTCCAAGCAACCACATGAAGTTTAGTAGCCTCTTTCCACAGACCATCACTTTCACTATCCAGCACAATGATTTTCATGCTTCTAGGAACTCCTTTACTTTCTTGAAGGCCACATAGTATTCGATAGACTCTTCACGATCATCTGGGTGAACAAACCAAGGGGCAGTCCCCATCACTTGTTGTTTGTGATGCTCTAGCCAATAGTTGACTTGGTTGAGGAAGATTCCATCAACAGTGTCGTGATCCAGTTCAACCATTACCTTAGACATTCTGCAACTCCTCTACTGCTTGTCGTTGACCCAGAACCCATCCACTAGAAAAGGCCCAGCGCATATCCTCGACTTCCATACCATGTCTTTTTGCAAACTCTAGACGGGTTTGTCCCCCGACCCAAGGTTCACTCAACCATTGTTCAAAGGTTTCATCCATATTCACCAGCCTACTCCTTTTTCAGTTAGGGTGAAGGTTTCTCCGTCAAAGAGAAGTTCACCAGAGTTTCCTTCTAGACCACACGGACGGTTCTTCTTAACCACAAGCCGTGTAGTATTACGTTCTAGCATATCGCTTGCCTCTTTGTCACGCTCTAAATCAATAATGACAGAGGCACGTTGACCAATCATCCGACAATACTTGAAGTCGCCATTGTCGTTTGTGTGACCAATCGTAACGATACCAACATTCAGATCAGCAGCCAGCTTAGACAGACGCACAGACAGTTCTGCCAACAGGGACTCTTTGCTTTCGTCACTGGATACTGTCACAACGTCTTGGATAGGCTCAAAGAACACATACTTGCAGCCATAGACCTGCGTTAGAACCCTGATCTGTTCAATCAGTTCATCAGCACCATCTTCTTCACGAAGGTGAAACTGCATGTATCCTGTGTTGTTCGTGATGTATCGGATAGCCTGTTCAACATCTTGCAACCGACCTTTCTCTTGGATCAAATCCTTACGGGTAAGGTTGTCCTTGAGATAGTACGAAACAACACCAAGAAGTGACCGTAGCTTAGTCTCTTCCAAGTGCCATGTCGCAAACTTGACCTCGGGATAGTTCTTGATGAAGTTGTATTCAAGATACCGCATGAACTCCGACTTACCAATGCCAGTAGGTGCCTTGATAACAGTGAAGTGTCCCTGCATAAGCCCAAGGATTTTATCGTCCAGACCAATGATCCCAGTAGGAACATAGGAATGGTCAGGTGTATCATGCAACAGTTCTAGGAAGTCTTCTTCTGTAGCATAGATGTTGTCAGGGGTGAACAGACCTGCACTGAACCATGCCTTAGAAAAACCCTCAGAAGCATCAGCCATCAAGAAGTCGTTGGCATCCTTGTAGACATCGTGAGGTACACGGTACACACGACCGGGGAACAGGTGCATCAAAGAGATAGCAAACTTCTCTGCTTTGTCGTCAGTGTCAAGAGACAAGTAAATCTTCTTGAACGACCCCAACCAGTCTTTGCAATTCTCTAGCAGACGCTTGTTTGGTGTGGCAGAAGGTAGCGACACAAAGGGATACTTCTGACCCATCATCTGATAACCAGACATGGCATCAAGTTCGCCCTCAGTGATGGTCACAGCCTGTGCTGATCCAGCAGGGAACTTATCCATACCAAACAGCTTGTCAGACTTGAAACCTTTACCAGTGAAGAACTCCTTGGGGAACACCCTAGTCTTGGTAGACCCATCAGGATAGGTGTAGGTGTGCTTAAGTGGGACTTCACCTTCCACATAAGTCTTTACACCAAAGAACTCCATAGTTCTTGCTGTGACCTTACGATGCCCATTGTGCATCCACACACCTTGTTCATCATCTACCCTTTGGGCAGGTTCTACAAGTTTAATCACGGCTCTGTCTTTCTTTAGAGGATAGGTCCTAGATGCCCAGTCAAACACCTTATTCCCACTGCTGGGGTAGGCCGTGTGACAACTGTGGCATTGACCAATGTGGTGTTTAGTGTTCCAAGAAAAAGCGTCAGACGACCCACACTTTTCGTATGGACAGGGTTGATGGATCAGTTCTACTTGTTCATACATGTTGTTTCCTGATGCTCTCAAAAGCGTCCTGAATGTCAACTCCATAGGCTGCACAGATCAGGACAAGTTCTAGACCATATTGACACATAGCTTGTGTAGCTTTGTGGTTCATCTCGAAGGTGTAGGTAGCGCCACCATCTTCATGCTCCAACACTTTATCCACAACAATGTGGAAAGGGCCTTCTTGAACTTCGTCACTCATGGCTATCTCCTTTAATCTCGGCCTTGCCTTCGGCAATATCATTCAGCAAAGCTGAAAGCGTGGCGCGGGCATCTGTAACCCAATGACCCTGCATCATGTCGCCAGTCTTGTTGTGGTTATCCCACGCATCCACAGCGTCCCGCAGCCCCTCCACCGCCTTATTCAGTTTGGCCTCAAGGTCTTCGATGATTCCTTGAAAATCTTCGTCAGTCATGTCTTCTCTCCCTCAATCTCGGCCAGCGTGGCGTCAGCACGGGCGGCTTCATTAATCGCAACAAGTTGCTCGAGTTGCTCGGTCAAGCCGTCTGCCTCCTTTCGCCAATGCACAAACGACTTCCAATGCTCGTCCCGCTCGGCGGTCAGGGCTTCGATGCGGTCGGCGGCTTCTTCGCAGGTGTCATCAATGTTATGCCAGCCACCCTGATCCTTGGCATAGCTTCGCAGCCGTTTGCACAGTTCTTCGTCAGTCATGTCAGTCCCTCCATGTCTTCATCAACAGCGAGTTCAGATGTACAACTTCACCAAGCCTCGCCATGCGCCATCTTCCCCACGCCCAGCTATAACCGTCCTCTGGGTATGACTTCCGCACCATCACGATAGGAAGCCACCCCCACTTGAGATGGATGCAAACTTGCTGTGCGTCATGTGAAGGCTCACTCATTTCGGCCTCCGTTGTTTGCTGTCTTTCCAATCACACGTCCCGATCTGCACGAGACCGGGGAAGTCATCAATTTGAAGCTGATCTTCATGCTTACTATACCAAGAACTAGAATCCTTATAAGGTTCTTGTTCAAAGGCCCATACCACACCACTGTAATCCCGGGCGACCCACATAACCCATTCAGGTAGACGTTCCCACGCAATTACATCCTGATCCTCTGGTATAGGAAGTATACGAAAAACAAGGTCTGGATGCCAATGAGGAGACCCTATCTCCATCC